GTACGACTCCCTGCAACGGCTCATCCCGTCGATCTCCGGCGCCGCGGTGGAGGCGGAGATCGCCAAGGAGGCCGCCGCCGGGCAGACCTTCGCCAGCGAGGCCGCCGCGCAGGCCAACGCGATCTACACGCTGGCGATGGACGGCTCCGCCGCCGCCGCCGGGAACTTCGCGAAAGAATCGGACACCGCCGCCGGGTCGCAGGCCATCGCCGAGGCGAAGTTCAAGGACACCGCCGCCGCCCTCGGGGAGCAGCTGCTCCCGGCGATCACCACCGTGCTGGAGTGGCTGACCAAGTTCGGCGACTGGATCTCCCAACACGTCCCGCTGGTCACCACCATCGCCGCGGTGATCGCCGGGCTGGCCGTCGCGGTGCTGGCCGTGAACGCCGCGATGGCGATCGCCTCCGCCGCCACCGCGGTGGCCACCGCCGCCACCGCCGCCTGGTCCGCCGCCGCCGGCATCGGCGCCGCCGCCACCACCGCGTTCGGCGTGGCGATGGCCGTCCTCACCTCCCCGATCACCATCGTCATCGCCGCCATCGCCGCCGTCGTCGCCATCATCGTGCTGCTGGTCAAGAACTGGGACACCGTGTCCGCCGGTGCGGTGAAGGCGTTCAACGCCATCAAGACCGCGGTCACCACGTCCATCGACTGGGTGATCAAGAAGGTGAAGGAGGCCATCGAATGGTTCAAGAAGCTGCTGACCAGTATTCCGGTGATCGGTGGCCTGTTCGGTAAGTCCGGGCCGGCGCCGTCCGCCGCCGGGTTCACCGCCGGGTACGCGGCGGCCCCGTCGCTGGTCGGGGTGGCGCCCAGGTTGACCAGCCGGAGCAGCAGCAGCCGCACCGGCGGTGTCACGGTGAACGTGAACGGCGCGCTGGACCCGGTGGCGGTGGCCCGGCAGATCCGGGCGCTGCTGGTCGCGCAGGACCGCCGCACCGGCGGTGTCACCGCCTGATGCCCGAACTGCCCGCCACCTGTGAGCTGTGGGTGGACGGCGTCCGCTACCCCGACGGGTCGGACCCGTTCGACCCGGCCGAGCCGTTCGCGGTGTCCGGGCTGACGGTGCACTGGGGCCGGGACAACACCGTCGACCAGCCGCAGCCCGCCACCTGCACGTTCACCGTCACCGACCCGCCCGGCGGTCAGGAGCGGTTCGACAGCACCGTGCTGCTGGGGTCGGCGGTGGTGGTCTGGGCCGCCGTCGCCGGCACCAGGGTGGTGGTGTTCGGCGGCCGGGTCACCGACCTGACCGCCCGCTGGGACGACGCCGCCGGCGCCGGGTCCTGCGACGTCGTCGCCGCCGACCTGCTGGCCGACCTGGCCAACCGGTTCGTCGGCGCCGAACCCTGGGCCGCGCAGACGCTGCTGGCCCGGGCGCAGCGCATCCTGACCGCCGTGGGTGTCAGCACCGCCGGGCTGACCGTCGCCACCCGGCCGGCCGCGCTGACGGTGTCCCGGATGGACGTCGACCGGCAGGCCGCCGCCGGGCTGCTGCTGGAACTGGCGGTCACCGCCGGTGCGGTGCTGTGGTCCGCGTACGACCCGGCGCTGGGCGCGCCGTACCTGTTCTACGAGGACCCGGCCGGCCGGGCGTCGCTGTTCTCCCTGGAGCAGGACCCGGTGAGCCTGCTGTGGGCGCCGGCCACCGCGGCCGGCGGGGCCGGCACCGGGCTGTCCGCGTGCAACGTGCTCCGCGCGCCGGTGACCTGGGCCCGCGCGGTCACCGACCTGGTCACCCGGGTGACGGTCCGGTGGCTGGACCAGACCACCAGCCCGGGCACCACCGAGCGGTCCGTCGCGGTGCTGGACACCGCCGCGGAGGCCACCTACGGCGCCCGTGGCCTGTCGGTGGGGACCATCCTCACCACCAGCGCCGATGCGTCCACGCTGGCGTCCGGGCTGCTGGCGGCGCACCAGCCGTCGCCGTCGTGGCGGACCGCCGGGCTGGCGTGGGACCTGGCCGACACCGACGACCCGGCCGACCCGGAAACGATCGACCTGGCCACCCGGCTGCTGGACAACAAGGCCCGGCTTGGGTTGCCGATCGCGTTGACCGACCTGCCGTACTGGACGCCGACCGCGGCGGCGGTGTCCCTGTACGTGGAGGGCGGCGACTACCGGTTCGACCGCGGCCGGTGGGTGCTGGCGCTGACCGCGGCCCCGGCCACCGGGCTGGGCGGGTCGATGTCGTTCGACACTTTCAACCGGTCGGTGCGGTACGTGGACATGGACCGCACGGTGTCCTACCTGGACCTGATCGGCGTCGGCCCGACCATCGGGCACGGCCCGGACTGGGCCGACGTCCCGGCCGGCACCACCTGGGCGGCCGTGCCCGCCGACCACGACTGGAGCGAGGGCCCATGACCGAGATTGAACCGCTGGCCGGGACCACCACCGGTGGGCTGCCCTGGCCGGCCAGCACCGACCCGCTGACCCAGGGCGCCAACGACATCAAGGCGCTGGCGCTGGCGCTGGACGCCCGCGGCGGCGGGTACGGCAGCCTCCGCGGCAGCGGCGTCTACACGTTCGACTCCGGCGGCCGGGCGACCATCCCGCTGCCCGCCGGGCTGGCCACCTTCGGCGGTGGGTTTGTGATGCACCTGTGGGACGCCGCCGCACCGTTCGCGCCGATGGTCTGCAACCTGGAAACCTCCAAGTGCAGCACCACCAAGCTGGGCGTCTGGGCGGCGCAGGCCGGCACGTCCACCCTGACCTGGTGGACGACGCCGGCCCGGCTGTGCTGGCTGGCGTGGGGGACCGCGGCGTGACCCTCCCGGTGCCGGCGTCCACCGACCCGGCCGGCGACGCCTACCAGCACATCGGGGCGCTGGCCGACGCCATCACGGCGAAACTGTCCTCCCGGTCGGTGGCCTACTGGGCCGGCGTCGTGGTCACCGACGGCAGCGGCGACTTCGCGGTGCCCGGCATCTCCGGGGTGCTGTCCTACTGCACCGGCGCGATCGTCACCGACGCCGCCGCGAACCCGACCACCGCCGCCGCGTTGCACCTGTACCGGGTGATGTCCGGCGGCCCGCCCGGCACCGCCAGGGTCCGGGTCTACACGTACCTGGGGGCGGGCATCGGCGCGGCCGCGTTGGGCGTGTCCGTGGTCGCGTTCGGGACCCCGGCATGAGCACCCCGCTGCCCCGCCCGGCCGGCCCCGACCTGGAACACCGGGCCTACGTCGCCATCAAGGGCCTGGCCGACGCCACCGACACCGCCCTGTCGGTGCTGGCGGTGGCCGTCATCGGCGACACCAAGGACACCACCAGCAACCCGTGGGGCGACGTCACCCTGACCTTCCCCACCCTGGCCAGGGTGGACGGCGTGGTGATCCTCAACGTGTACGGCACCACCGGCACCACCCTGCAGCAGCTGCAGGTGCCGATCTGGTGCCGGGTGGACGGCGCCCCCGCCGGGCAGGCCTACCTCCGGGCGTTCTCCACCCTGACCAACGCGGTGCTGGCCGGCCACCCGGTCCGGTACAACGCGATCGGTTGGGGGCCACCGAAATGACCCAGCTGCGCGGCAGCACCCCCCGGGGGTTGCCCTACCCCGGCTCCGCCGAACCCGTCTACAACATCCCGCTGTTCCTGCAGCAGCTGGCCGACGCCGTCCAGGCGCAGCTGACCGCCGCCGGGTCGGGGCTGCTGCTGGTCACCTGGGCCGGGAACCTGACCACCAACACCAGCGGGTTCATCTTCCCGGTGCTGCCCGGGCTGAAGATCGTCCGCGGCGCGCTGGTGATGGCCAGCGGGGTCAGCGGCGGCGGCGGGCCCTGGCTGTATTTCCTGTCCCCGACCAGCTGGACCGACCAGAACTCCTGGGGCAAGGCCGTCATCGGGGTCACCAAGATGACCGAGGACGCCGGGAAACCCGGTTACCCCGGCCCGGTGAAGTCCACCAGTGTCGGGGTCAACGTGATCGCCTGGGGTGACCCGCCGTGACACCCTGCCGGTATGCGAACCCTGACCCTGACCCTGACCGCCGCCGTCACCGCCGGCCTGCTGCTGACCGCCGCCCGGTGGCTGCGGTGGGTGCTCCGCGACGTGCACGGCCACGCGGCATGACCGAGAGGAGCGGCTGAGATGGCCGGCGGATATTCCTACAACGGGTGGCCGGCCAATTCGGACCCGGCCGCCATCGGGGTGGACCGGGACTTCCACGCCGGCAACGGGGTGCGATTCCCCGGCGGGGTGAAGGACGGCGACGTGGCGGTGGTGCTGCGGCACGTCGCCAACCGGTTCTTCGCCAGCGTGGAGGACCCGCTGATGGACCCGGACACCGGCGCCCCCGGCTACGGCTGCTGGGGCTTCAACTACCGGGCCAACGCCAACAACCCGAACAACCTGTCGAACCACTCCAGCGGCACCGCGCTGGACATCTCCGCGCCCTCGCACCCCAACGGCGCCAGCGGCACGTTCACCGACGGCCAGGTGGACGCGATCCGGCAGATCCTGGCGGAGTGTTCCTACACGGTGTACTGGGGCGGCGACTACTCCGGCACCAGCGATGAAATGCACTTCGAGATCTGCCGCGGCCCGGCCGACGTGGCCGCCGCCGCCGCCCGCCTGGGCGACGTGGCGCCACCGGAACCCACCCCGGCACCCGAACCACCGAAGAGTTACTACGAGCAGCTGTACGGGCTCTAGAGAGGCGGCAGTGATGGCTGTAGGAAACGCGGGCGAGGCGGTGGTGGTGTTCTTCCGCACCGGCCGGGGCGACGCCGAGGCGTCCATCCCCGGGCAGGGCTGGCGGGACATCACCAGCAACCAGATGCTCAACGACCGGATCACCGTGCTGGAGGCCACCAGGACACCGTGGTGCTGGTGGGCCGACATCGGCGGCCCCGGCGCCGCCGACAACCTGGTCGGCGACCCGGTGGCCGCCTTCGGGCGGCAGCTGTACTGAAGTGACCGGCGACGCGGAGCTGGTCAGGCACAAGGCCCTGGAGCTGCTGCTGCTGATCCGGTCCGGGATCTTCGACCAGCAGCTGCCGCAGATCCCGGACGCGGTGCTGGACCGGATGCGGGACCCGGACTACCGGCCGCCGCCGCCACCGGCCGCCGACCCGGACAGCTGGCCGACCAGCGGGCTGTTCTCCCCGCGTGACGGTGCGTGACCCCGGCAGCGGCCGTCGAACAACTGTCTACGAATAAGTGCCGATAATCCATATTATGTCACCCTGCGTAGGCGGGGCGTCACACGCTGTTCCCATCATGTGGGAAGTCACGCACCGTGATGTCGCGCCGCACGCTGTCGATCCACCAGGCGCCGCAGTCGCACTGATGGTCCT